ACATTCCGTGTAACGACATAGTGATGTTGAAGATAAGACAAGGAAAGCTCATCACGACTATCGGAAACCGAAGCAACGACCTTCATTGGGGTTTACCGACAAATATCTTTCAATTCAGCTTCTTGACCGAGCTTATGGCGGGTGCGTTAGGAGTAGAACTTGGAACGCAAACTCATAACTCTCAAAGCCTTCATATCTATGAGTGGAACAAGATTGCTAAAACTATGAGCGACTTGTATGCCGAACAAAGAGGAGGTGGAAACGTTATTGGGAATATGTATGAGGATTGCGAAGCTCAAGAACGGAGAATGGATTTCAACTTCAGTCACGAAGTAGCCGTCAACCGTTTCCGTGAGATAGAATACAACTTACAAATCATTATTGATAATCTTATCCGAGTATCGGAGGGAGAAGAGCCGATTGAGGCTGAAATCCAGCAGTTAGCAGACTTTTCTACTTATCTGTATAACTCTTACCGACTTCTGAAGATATATTTGGAATACAAGCTGAAAATGACTGTTCTCAAAACTCCTGACGAGAAAGATGTAGCACGTCATACCGCTATTTCTGAAATCGAAGTCTTGGAAGCTAATATGGAGGATGATAGCGGAACAGGTGCTATGGGCTACAATTGGGATATATCTATGCTTGCTAAGAACTTCTTTACCGCAAGGTTATCTAAGAAAGTAGAACATGAATATCTTGGTAAGCTATGACGGAAACATTATCAAAATGGTTAGAAGAAAACAAAATGGTAGTATCGGAGTCAGAATTGGATGGCTCCGATATTATTACCATAGAGGAGGTTGGAACATTCCTTTACCTTCAACCGTTTGACGGGAAAATAATTGATGAAGATTTTGCCTTTATCCTATCTGATGAGGAGTTTGATATATTGGATGAAAAGAAGGTAAACTACATCTTGTTTGAATTTGGAAGCAAGTTCTATTATTCAGGCATCAAGAAAGACAAAAACCGTTACAACGAATTGGTATTCAAGCCAGAGTTCAATGACTTCAAATATCTTGGTAAAACGAGCGAGCCGAAAGTCATGGACTTCGTACACTTGGGGGTACATTCGGAGTATGAAATGATGAACGGTTCAGGCTCCTGCGAGACGTGGGCGAAGAAAGCGAGCTTCATGGAATGCAAGGCGGTTGGTATTTGCGATAAGAATACTATGGCTGGAGTTCTTTCATTTCAGACCGCTTGCGAAAAGAAGAAAATCAAATCAATAATCGGAGAAACTGTCACCGTGGCAATCAATTACTCCGAAGAAAAACAAAACCAAGAAACCTTTGAATTAAAGTTCTTCATCTTGAACTACGATGGTTGGAAGAACTTACTGCTCATCAATAAGGCTATAAACGTAGATTACAATGGCTTCATTCCTGATACGCTTCTTTATACGCTGGGGAAAGGACTTTGCTGCGTAGTGCCGAAGGAGAGCGAATTGAACTATGTAAAGGACGACAAGAAAGCTGCTGTAAAACTTATAGCAAAATATAAGAAAGTATTTGACCAAGTGTTTTATCAGATAGACACGGTTGAGTACGTTTCACAACAACTATTCCGAAAACATCTTGAAAACATAGACACGTATCTTTGTAGCTATCGAAAGATGTTGAAACCTATCTTGATAAATGATTCATATTATCTTGATAAGGAAGAAAGTGAGTTAAAGTCAATTCTCAATAAAGTAAATAACAAGGCTACGCCAGAGTCAAATGACCAATACTTCAAGAGCGTAGCCGATACCATAAATGCCTACGAAGAATGGATTGAGAACGTAGAGCCGTTGTTTGAGGCAATTGTAACTGGTATAGAGAATGCTTCAAAGCTATCTGACTCCATAGACTTTCGGATAAATACAGGAGAGCGTAAACTACCTCATTTTGAGGTTAAGGATGTTGAAGGCAAATTCTTTGAGGAGTTGGAGAAAGGTATCAACGAACGTCTTGGCCATCTGAAACCGAAAGAGATGAATAAGTACATGAAGCAAATTGAAACCGAGTGTTCTGTAATAGTTCCGAACGGTTTGTGCGACTACTTCATGATACTTTGGGATATTATCAAATGGTGTCACGATAATGATATCAACGTAGGAACAGGACGTGGTTCAGTTTGCGGTAGTCTTGTTGCTTATTGTTTACATATTACGGACGTTGACCCATTGAAATATGGATTGATGTTTGAGCGTTTCTTGAATGAAACACGTGTATCGGGAGAGCGTGCAAAGTCTGCTGACTCTATGCCTGATATTGACGTTGACTTCCCAACCGAGTTCCGTGATGCAGTTAAGGAGTATATCAAAAACAAATACGGATATGCTTACACTTGTAGTATCGGTACGTACACGAGAATGAAGCTCAAGACTTGTATCAAAGACTTCGGAAAGGTCAAAGGACTTTCGTTTGATATGACCAACAAACTTACGAAGGATATTGACGACCAGATTGAATACACTTGGGGAGACTTGATTGAATATGCTTCAAAATCAAAACTGCTTTTCAAATTCGTTCAGGAAAACCCAGAGCTGGTTCACTTGACTAAATATGCCTTGCTCCAGCCGAAAGCGGAGAGCGTTCACCCTTCTGCTGTCGTTATAGTACCGAAGCATAGAGTTGATGGTAGCAATGCCGAGATTGACTTGTGGGAGTGGATGCCCGTCAAAAAGATTGATGGAGTGTTAGTATCGGAGTGGGAAGGTAAATATATTGACAAATCAGGCTTTTTGAAGGAGGATATTCTTGGACTGTCTCAACTTGATAAGTTTAAGAGTATCTTGACTTTGATAAAGAAAAACACGGGCAAGAGTATAGATGTAAACAAGATACCGTTGGATGATGAAGCGACATTCCGATACTTCAAGCGAGGGTGGAATGAGGATGTATTTCAGTTCGGTACAACTGGTTTGATGAACTATTGCCGACAAGTGAAACCTGATACACTTGAAAACCTCATAGCCATGACGGCTCTATTCCGACCTGGCCCAATGGAAATGAACGCCCATGGTGACTTCTCTGATATTAAGAACGGCAAGAAGAAACCTGTGTATGACTTCGGGATGGAAGAGATAACAGGAGAAACATATGGGTTGTACGTTTACCAAGAGCAGATAATGAAAGCTGTTGTAGTAGGAGGATTGACCGAAGTTGAATCAGATGTTCTCCGTACTACTATCAAAAAAAAGGACGTGAAAACGCTATCTTCATACGGTGAGAAGTTCAAGAATGGATATGCTAAGTTGCTTGAAAAGAACGGTATTGAGAAGCCGAAGGAATATGCCGAACATGTTTGGGATAAACTTCTTGCCTTTTCAGGTTACGGTTTTAACAAGTCTCACGCTGCGGCTTATTCTATAATGTCGTATTGGAGTCAATGGTTCAAAGTGAACTATCCATTAGAGTTTTGGACAACAGCTCTTCAATTCTCCAAAGAGGGTGAAGTACCATACCGACTTGCCGAGTTGAAGAAAACAGGCGTTGAGGTTGAGATACGTCCACCTGATGTAAACTTTTCCGATATAAATTTCACGTGTGACCCGAAAGAACAACGCATCTTCTTCAGCTTGACGAAAATTAAAGAAGTAGGAGAGGTAGCAGTTCAGAATATCATGAATACAAGGCGTGAAGGTGGGCAATTCTATTCGTTAGAAGAGTTCCTGAGCCGAGTACCTTCAAAGGTGAATAAAACTGTTGTAAAATGCCTTATAATTGCTGGAGCGTTCGACCTTCTTGAAGGAATTAAAAACCCAAGAGACAGAAAGAAACTATTGGAGAAATATCTTGATATGAAAGGTGACACGCTATCGGAGGAGTATTCAACGCCAGATAGCAATTCAAACGCTTTTTGGATTTTGGAGCAAAAACGTCTTACTGGTTTTGGAGAGGTTGATTATGAGAATATGATAAAAGATGCTATACCAAATAAGCGACTTGCTAACATATTCGTGAATGACGTAGAGTTCTTGGCTACGAAGGAGAAGAAGGAAGTTGCTATTGCGGGCAAACTTATCTACTATAAGGAAAAGGATATCAAAACTGGTACTATGTGTACTTTGAATATAGATTGTAACAATACGATTATCCCAGTACTTATGTGGCCAGATGCTTATGAGAAGATAGGAGAAAATATTGCTGATATAAAGGGATGTGTTGTTGCTCTAAGCGGTACGGTTGAGAAAGATACTTGGAAGAATGAGAAGAAGTTGTTCAGTAACAACAGAACAAAGTTATATGTACTGTCCGACCATAAAACTAAATCAACAAAGTTTGATGATTGGAAAAATGGTAAATCGTAAATTAAAATTGGCAAATTATGTTAGCGAAAATTTTCAACGGAGCTTATCTGAAAAGGCTTGATAACATCAAGCAGTGGCAAGAAATGGACGTTTTCAAAGAGGAAAGCGTGAGTCAACATTCCTACAAAGTATCAATCTTTGGAAGGATATTACTTGAAGACATATTCGGGTTTGATAACGAGGATGCAAAAGTATTGGCGTTCAAACTTGATTGCGTAGATGCGTTTGCGTTCCATGATTGGGATGAAGCGTTAATACTCCGAGATATGTCTCATGAAACGAAGTACAACAATTATAACGGTACGGAAATCAGAACGGCTCTCAATAACCTATCAAGGCATAAAGCAATTGAGGAGTTCGGAGAGGATGACGGAAATAATTGCGGTAATTGGAGCGCAACCGCTAATATGGTTGTTGGTAACATCACATGTTCAGGGGATGATGTTAAAATCTTTTGTAAACTGGCTGATTGGTTAGCTCTTGCCTTCTATATGAAGAGAGAGCGTGAGCTGGGTAACAAGAGCCTAAGTGCCCAATGGGAGCGTGGTAAGGAAGGACTGGAACAGGCAGTTACGAATGTAATTGAAATGTTAAATAGAAAGTTTGAAGGTTATTCTTTGAACTTCTCAGAATTAAATAACTTAATCAAAAATGTGTATGGCGAACAGTAAAGGGAAGGAGATGACCAAAGAGAGCATCGATGGCATCTTCGATGGCATGAACGAATTGCTGGTAAAAAAGAACCATGATTACAAGGGAGCTTCTTTTGACCTTGGGTTGAACGGTAATATGGTTCATCTATGGGACAAAGTTAGTAGATACCGTAACATGGTGGAGAACAAGATGCGTGGAGAACAACCAAACTTCGAGGGCATTGAAGATACGTTGAAAGACATTATCGGATATGCGGTGATTGGGCTCCATATCTTGAAAGCCGAAGAAAACGAAAAGGAGTAAAACGATGAACAAGAAACTCATTACAATTGGTGGTAAAACTTACAAGTTGTTGTTTGACAGCTTTGATGAGGATATGGATATTGACTCTTTGTTGAAGATTGATTATTCAAACCTTATCGGAGAGCTTATCACCTTCCCAGTAATTGTAAACCGATTTGGTCAATTACTTGCTGAAGCTGAATCTCAAGTCGCAGAAGCTAAACTCAACTTGGAAGTGTTTGAAGCTAAAACCAAAGAGAGATTGAGAAGTGAATTAGCAGCCGAAAATAACGGCAAAGCTCCTACTGTCGAAGCTCTCAATAATGCGGTTGTAGGCAACAAGGCTTACCAAGCGATGAGAAAGAAGTTCATTGAGGTTCAGAAAACAAGAGACTATATCAACTCAATCTTTTGGTCAGCCAAAGATAAGAGCGAGAAGCTGGACAAACTTTCTCTTACCGTTCAGCAAGGTGATATTGCTGATTCGGTTATCGAAGGGAGAGTAAACAACGTTTTAATAAAAAGAACGAAAAAATTGATTGATTAACAATAAATTGTAGATTACAAAAATGGCAAAGAAAAGTTCAAGTGGAGGTTTGCGTTCACAGTTGAAAGCAACTCCGATTAAAAAGCTGAAAAAGCGTGTCGATGAAGACAATGAAATGGTAGGAGTTGGTAACAACGAGTATCTGAATTTGGAAGACGGCAAAACGTTGAAAATTCGTATATTCCCAGCTCACCCTGGTGTTGAAGACTTCTATATTCCAAAGAAGTGTTACTGGCTTACCGTTGCTGGTAGGGATGGAGACCCAAGACGTACTACGGTGCTTGACTCTAAGGTTCACGGAGGTACGAAGTGGGATTTGGTAGAGGAGTATGTAAAATTCGCCAAGAAGAAATGGGCGAAAGATGCGGACAAATTGGACGCTCTTACAGGTACTGGTCAGAACCAAAACAGCCTCAATCCTTCTTACACTTGGTTATGCTACGCTGCACAAGTTACGGCTGACGAAGAGTTGCGTGCTAAGTTGTGGGAGTTCAAGAAAATGGTTCGGGATGCGATGAACAAGCTGGCGTTCTCCGAAGATGAGGATGAAGCAATTGAAGTTGACCCGTTCACCGACCCAGATGAAGGTCTGCCTATCTTGGTTAAGTACATGAAAAACCCAAACAAGAAAAAAGGTGAAAACTACTATGAAGTATCATTCCCAAAGAAGGTATCAGCCAGACCGCTTACCGATGAGGAAATTGAGTATTTCATGACTCTGAAACCGCTTACCGAAGTACTGCCGAAATACGGTATGAGAGACTTTGAGAAAGCGTTGGAAGGCTTGCAGAACTTCGATGAAGAACATGAAATGGAATTGTTCGAGGACGATGCTTGGCTGGAACACGTTGAGGAAATCAAAGCCCAGTACGATGGCGAAGAGGAGGAAGAAGATGACAAACCGTCCAAAAAGAAAACTTCCAAGAAAGTTACCAAAAAGGTAGTTGAGGAAGATGACGAAGAAGAGGAGGAAGCACCGAAAAGCAAAGTTTCCCTGAAAGACATCAAGAAGAAACTTGCTGGTAAATAATTTCATCTACTTTCATATTGTTAACAACGAGATAAGCCAGCGGTTGAAATATATCGTTGGCTTATTTCATATAAAACAAAAAGTTTATGGCAAAAACAAAAAGCATTATTGATAAGATTGTCGACAAGTTCAACTCTGAGGATGTTATTAAGTTCTCCGATAAAGACGGATTCAAAGACGTGAAGAGCTGGGCACATACAGGCAGTCCTACGCTTGATTATAACCTTCGGACTTTCGGACTACCGACTGGTATCATAGAGATAGCAGGCAAGAGCCGTAGTGGTAAAACTACGTTGGGACTTATGGCGATGAAATACTTTCTTCAAGAAAATCCAGAGGATGGCATTGCTGTTATTCTTTCGAGCGAAAACCGAGACAACAAAGACTACGCATTACAGCTTGGCTTGCCCGTTCACAGAATAATTATTATCAAGGTAAAATATGTTGAGGCGATGTTCATGCAGGTTAAGAAACTTGTTATGGATGCTGACGAGGTATTGAAAGCCGAGAAGATGAAGCCCAAGTTTTTCTTTCTTTGGGATAGTTTGGGAGCAACTCTGTCGAAGTCCGAGCTTGATACAATGGAAGAGAATACCAAGAGATTGGAAAAGGAGCTTCAGAAAGGTTCAGAGGTTGAGGACATTGAGTTGAAGAACGAGAAGATGATGGCATTTGCGAAAGAAGCTAAGAAGTTTGCGAAGTCAATCATGTCCGAAATGTACACCCATGTAATGCACTTTGTAATGCTTAATCACCAGTACGAACAAAGCACTATGGGTATAACTACCCGAAAGAGTACAGGTGGAGAATGGGTTGAGCTTATGCCTACTATTCGTTTGTCAATGAAGTTAATCAAGCATGAGAAGATTGACGATGTAGAAGTTGCTCAGATAACCGAAGTAAAGGTTGTTAAGAACGACTTTGGAAGCCGAAAGAAAACCGATATAAGGATATTGCTTGGTTATGGTATAATCTTATCTCAAGAGGACATTGACTATGGTTGTGAGATGGGAATAATCAAGAAAGAGGGAGCAAAGAAAATGAGCTTTTTGAACGGAAAGCTGACATGGAGTTCTCCGAGAGAGTTTTTCAAACATTACTACGACCATAACAAGTTGTTGGTAGTTCTTCACAACAAAATCAAGAAGTCTATGCAGAACGATTTGGTTGAGTTAAAGAAGTCTCTGGCTAACGGACTTGAATAGGAGGATGACGATTAACAGCGTTTATAAGGAAAATGTGAATTTATGAAGAAACAAGCAATTGGAATACTTGTAAATGACGTTCATCTTGATAAGGACAACGGTGAGTTGGTGAAAGATATTTTT